AGTCCTACCCCCTATTTTTTCGGTTCTGTATATTCAAGTGCCTGTGTACTATCGGTGATTCCAGCAGTAGTAGGGTCTGTAACTACTCCAAGAATTACCAGTATACTGAACACTGCATTGACCACTTCTAACAATTTATTTCCCAGATTACCCAGATCAATCTGGATGCCAAACACAGATGCAATTACCTGAATTAACAGGAGTACCGCCGGGATAAATGCAACCCAGAACGCTTTATTCTTAATTCTTACCAGCCAGTTAATTTTTTTCATGACTATTCCCTTCTTTCTTCTTTAAGCGCAATTCTTCAATCTCATGTTTCATTTTTGTAATCATACCATTACCACCAAGAGCATGATATGCATCATACATCTCACAAAAATTTTGATAAGCGTAGGATGGAATATCACCATCTGTCATATAACGGTCATGGTATTCAATTAATTGTACTTTCAGTAACAGCATGGTCCCTTTACTGTTCGCATCCCTATCTTTTTTCTGATTCTTTAAAAGCCACACAATGTAGCCCATAAGAGCAGTTAAAATAATAGGAAGTGCAACAGAATAGGTTTCCAGTAGAATCTCTTTCATTACTTCCTTTCTGTACACAAAACAACCGCCTGTGACATTATATAAATGTCATATGGCGGTCGTTTTTGTACCTATGGTCTATTTTACTTCTGTGACTGTACCGTCTTCATTTACGACATACCCATCTGCAAGAAGAATCAGATCAATATCTTCCTTGAACTGTGGATATTTCTGAACTACTGTGTTGTAATTCAATTTGCCTTTTTCAAGACGCAATGCAAAATATGCTCCCATAAGTCTCACCCCTTTCTATCATTAAGCATTAAATAAAAGGAAATCAAGTGCTTCCTGAGTGGTTTCCACCTGTTCCTGCAATGATTTATTTGATGTTGCTTGTAATTTGATATACTCATCTTTGTCATATCCGACAAGATCAAACTCATACCCAGCAAATCCTGGCTGACTATCTGTACCTTCTTCTGTAATTTCTGAGATTCCAGATGCGATAAATACCATATTCTCTGTAATCTCAATTTCCTCTGGTTTTACTGTACTTTTCTGTCTTCCATAATCAATCATGCTGCTTTCTGTCCTTTCTTAGATTTTGGTTTTATGTTGTATTTATAATAATCATCTGCATAGGGTAATAACGGTTCTATGTATTTCTGATACAACCGGAAGGAATCACATGATATAAGCCATCCTTTATAGCTGTTTAAGCTGCACCATTCTGAATAGTTCATCATATTCCCTGATTCCACTTTTACACGCAATGCAGTTAATTTCTTAGTCATATCTATACAGGTTGTTTTTCTCAACAAAGTGTATTTGTAAAATGTTCGGTATCCTAAAAAGTCAACCCCTCTGACAAATGTTGGGAACACCTGCCAGTTTCCTTTAATGTTTAGTTTAAGTTCATCTCTAAAGTAAACATCAATTTCTTTTCTTAACTCAACAAGTTCTTCTTTTGTCTTTGCAAAAATAACAATATCGTCCATATACCGAAAGTAATACCTGATGTGTTTTTGTTCCTTTATCCAATGGTCAAATGATGAAAAATAAAAATTTCCTGAATACTGTGATAAATAATTGCCTATCGGTATTCCAGTTTCAGGATCAACATCTTCTTCCAGTAAATAAATTGCCGTCAGATCTTCAATGTCTGCGGTCTGTATGCTATCAATAATTTCAGTCAGTAACCATACCAGTTCAGAATCATTGAACATTCTGGAATATTTTTCTTTCAGAAGATCATGGTTGATTGACTGATAGTAATGTCTTGCATCCAGTTTTAAGCAATACTTACATTCTTCTGGATGATTCCACATTGCATCCTGCATTTTATGCAGAGCCTTATGTATTCCTCTATCCGGTATTGCTGAGTATGTGTCAGTAGTCAGGTTATTGATGATGCAAGGTTCAATTACCTGTAAGATAGCCCACTGACAAATTCTGTCAGGAAAGTAAGGCAACTTATAAATCTTTCTCTTCTTTCTGCCATCATCCTTATAAAACACTTCATACTCAGATGTTCTATAAGTATGATTGATGAGCATTTCCTGAATCTGCTCCAGATACTTATCTGGATCTTTATCTATTTCCTGAACTTCTTTGTACCACCCTTTTCCTTTCTTTGCGTTCTTATGTGCTTTTCTCAGATTTTCAATATCACAAATTTTCTCAAATAGATGGTCATAACGTTTCATTTTTGGTATATTGCAGTTCCGAATTTCAGTCAGCATACATCAGATGTATGCCCGGTAAATACGGTTGACATTTCCTCTTTAGTAATTAAGTAAGGCAGTATTATCATTTCTGACTTGTCTGCACCGCCTATTTTTCTGTTTTGCCGTGTGGCAGGGTTGAAAGAAATGGGATTAAAAATCAGCCGGATATCTCACCCGGCTGACAATGCAAATATATTAAGTGACCCCTGATATTACGATTCCGATTACTGACACTGTTATTCAGATTCCAATAGAATGGCCTGGTATTAACGTCATTATTCCAATTACTACCTAATTGAGTAATTGATTTTTATGTTAATCAATACAGGTAAAAATATCAGCGATTCTTTCAACCCATTATTTAGTTATTTAGTTATTTATTAAGCGGCTGCCATTTGAGCCTTCCATGACGCAATGGCAGCAAGATAAACATCTGAGTCCTTGGTTGGGATATATACCAAGCGACCCCCGACACTACGACCCCGAGCACTGACACCGCTATCCAGAGCCCAAAAGAACGGCCCGGCATAAACGCCATCAGTCCAACTACCACCCAATCGAGCAATTCTATAACCATTCAGAAGTTCAGTAATATAGGTGTAGTCACCAACAGGAAGTGCGCTGTTTCCAAGACATTCAGAAGCCATAAACAACCAGTCGCATTTTGTTGAATACCCCATTGCAGAGATATAACCAGCTTTTGCGGCTACGGTGAAACCAGCAGCTTCATAGTTATCACTATTCTTGTTTTCTGCAAAATTGAAGTCTTTGCAAATATATGGCTGACCCCCTGCCATTTTGCCATTACCCCAAATATTCACACCGTATACAAATTTCCATATGTTACCCCAGAAGTTTTCTTTTCCGCGCCAACAAATTGATGTTTTACCGTTATCTGTATATTCTGTTGCAACATTGCTTGGATAAACAGTTGATTTTGCAGCCCTACCTGTACCGTTTCCAATACTGGAAGTACTACCTGTTACTGCGGCATAAGAACAGGTTTTATTATCGCCAGTTTCCCACGGAATATTGACAACACCTAAACCAATCGGTGTCTGTAATTCCATAACACCCATTTCAATAATCATCAGCAGCTGTTCGGCAGATACCTGTTTGATGAGATCACCATGCCAGTTTGTACCTCTGTTTTGTGCCAACTGTTCAACGGATGTTCTTATGAGATTCTGTGAGTACCCAGATGCAGGCCTTGCACCTGAAATACTACAAAACTTATCTTCTGCCGCATTTAACACCTGTTCATCCTGTAACAGATAAGCAGATGCAGATACATCATATACAGAGCCTTCATCTGCACTGGTCAGGAAATAATCAATCTCATTTCCATTTACATCATAAAAAGCAGGATGCAGTCTGAAACCTGGTCTTGGTTTTTCTGATACATAGTAATTTGCTTTTCTCAAATGGTAACCAATACCTGTATCAATTGGATCATATACGACCGGGCATACCAGATAATAGAACTTAGGCTGATATACCATAACCTGTCCATTTGAACCATCTTCCGCATAACTTTCATCACCAAACCAAGCACTGATAGTTCCATCATCAGCAACATTACATTTACGTCTGCCACCATACATGGAAAATCTGTCAAAGTCAGTGCCGGGTGTCAGGTTAGTGGCACCTGCCAGTCTCTTAAAAGTTTTATTCCTGTAATCTACCTGTAAACCAAGAATATCATCATCTGACAGTCCAAGATATGCCCTCAGGTCAGCAACCCCTGCCAGAATTTCCTGTGAATTAAAGTTTTCACCTCTCAACTCTTCAAGGTTTGATGCGGCTGAACTATTTTCACTCTGTAATGCCTGCAATGCATTGTTTCCAGTAATCGTGGCAGTATCTAATGCAGTCTTTGCTGTATCAGCATTTTTGATACTGGTATCAAGATCTGATTTTTTGCCGGCACTTGTTTCAATACTCTTATCCAGATTATTTTTGGATGTGACAGAATTGGTAATACTACCGTCCAGAGCTGTTTTTGCTTTTTCTGAATTTGATATGGACTGTTCTAATGCAGTCTTTGCTGTACTTGCTGCTTTATTCAGTTCTGTAATCTTATCAGATGTATGTTTATTAATCTGGTCTTCTGCTACGCTTTCTTTTTCTGTAATGTAGGACGCAATCTGACTTTTTGCTTCCTGAATAGATGCAGTCTGCTGATCTGTCACAGCTTTGACTGCGGCATCTTTCGTTTTATTTATTGCTGTGTCTGCTTCGCTTTTCTTTTCTTCGACATGACTATCAAAAGCTGTCACGGTATTGTTGATGTTCTGTTCAGACTTAGCAGCGGCCTGTTTTGATGCTTCTGCGTTACTTGCAGACTGTTTTGCTTTTTCAGCGGCTTCGACAGCTGTTTTCATATTGGAAGCCGCAGTCTCCTGTTTTTGTGTTACATCTGACTGCATTACTTCTACTGATTTCTTTGCAGCTTCTACCGCTGTCCTGTCTGCTGCAACCTGTGTTGCAGAATCTGCAAAATTAGCCAGCACCTGACCAAATTCTTTACGAGTTCCTGTGTAACCCTGTGCCACTGCATCAGCATAGGCAGTCACACATCCTAAATCTGTTTCTATCATGACATCATAACCCCCAATCTCCCTTTATCATTTATCTTAAAATCCAAACTCTGTACAATATTTTCTGTACGGGATAAATATAGATGTCCATCTTCCCGTATTTCCATACGACAGAAGCCATTTTGTGTAGCAACCTGTTTTGCCTGATCTGCATAATACTTTGCATTGTCTTTATCACGTTCTGGATAAAGTTTATGTCCATGCGCCCAGGATTCCGACTCAGTTGCCCTGGCATCTGCCATCTGTGCAGCTTCTTTCGTCTGCCTTGTATATTCCCCAACAGCGGTCAATGTGTGGTGGAATAAATCAATGTCTTCGGGAATTTCAAATCCTTCAGGCTCTGGCCGTTTATTTACAAACATCATCACGGTATTTACAGTCTTTCCTGTTTCAGGTGTTGATAGATAAATATAAACAGTGATAGCTTGTCTCTGTTTAAGTGACTCGTTTGGAATATCAACATAAAACTTATTATTCTCAGTATAACCTGTTACAACTTTTGCTTCTTCCAATCCCTTCCAGAATAAATGAACCTCAAACACATCTGGGAGATTAAGTCCATTAATTTGTAATCTCTGACCATAATCATATTGCCAAAGTCCGTCTACTGTAATTTCTTCACCATAATTGGTGAAATTCGCAATCAGCATTATTTAACCACCCCTTTCAACATTCCCTCTAATTTGTTCAGTCTTTCGTTCAATGTGTTCACTGTATCTTCCAATGTATTAATTCTTTCATTCTGATCCTGAATAACTTTCATCATTGCCGGAATCATGGTTCTGTAATTCCAGTCTTCTATCTGCCCATCCTCATTAAATATTACTCCTTCAGGATATTGTTTATACACGTCTTCCGCATAGAATCCCGGCACTGGTTTGTCTTCAAATGAGTCTCCTTCTTTCAAATAGCCTTTTTTATATTGAAACCATACCACTGGAACTTTAAGGAGTTTATCCGCTTCAGAGCTATCCATATTTCGAACATGGTTTTTGTATCTTTTTGAAGAAGATGACAACTTATATACGATATTACTCGCGATGCAAAGAGTTTGTCCCGATGAGACAGTAGTCAAGTTGATTAGTTTAAATTCGCCTGAACCGTCTGTGAATTGTCCAGATGATCTTTGAGTGTGTACCTGCATGCCATATTTGACGCTCAGAGACTTTTTATCAGATGCTTCCGCAAGAGTTACATTGCCTAATTTGATAGTACCGCCTTTTATTTGCAATCCTACACTAGTGTTCATGTTAAAATAATTGCTCGTGTCTTTATATACGCTAAATCCGTTTATTCCTATGTA